GGGGTCGCCTTCCGCGCTAAAAAAAAGGGCGCGTTACGGCTCCCCTTTGAAGAATTACAAGATTTACACGCACTTACAAGATTATCTAATGAGAGTGGATCTCCGCCTTTTATTATTGGTATCAAGTGATCGACTGTAGTTGCATCTAATCCGCAGTAATGGCAACTCCAGCCATCTCTATTAAGCACCACTAATCTTTGCTTTTTATATGTCCTGCTCTTACGAGGATCACTGCCTCTGTTCATTAGTAGTAACCCTTAACTTTGAAGAAGGCCCATGCATTACAAGCTGTAGTATAACGCTTATCTATATATTTTAATCCTAAATCTATTTGTCTATATGGATCTCGCTCTTTCATATTAAGTAACTGTGGTATTCCATAAGCAGTACTTTTCTTATTATTACTATTAGGATTCCAGTTACTCTCTTTAGTCCATAGCTGCTCTATACATATATATTCTTTATGGTTGTTTAACTTTATATGCGTATAAGTTTTATATATTTCTATTACAGGTGTAGCCGCAATAGCGTTACTACATAGCACGCCCGATAGCATCACTGCGCCTAGCGAGCTTATCGCCTTGCGGCTCGCCCTGCGCGAGTGAAGCGTACTTGCCTTGTCAATAGATAGCACTATAACCGCAGGTCAGACGGCATGTCTGGTAGCAGTTCTACGCCGAGTATGCCACAGATACCTTTTTTCTTAGGCTCTTGGCATTCTAATACTTTAAGGCCCGGTGGTAGCAGCTCGGTAAATTCCATAAGTATTTTACCGGTAGTTTTCTTTTTACACTGCCTGCAATTAAAGGTTATCTGGTCCATAAATACTCTTTCTTAAATCTTCTATGGGGAATAAATTATTTTGCGGTACCCAGTGATCGTAATAAGTTGCATGATGGTACTTAGGCTTCTTTGCCATAATAATAGGTATCCAGCCTGCTATGGAGTAAACAGGGCCGCGACCCGTAACTAATATAGCTACATCATTAACACGATCAGTAGGGCGTATTACTAAATGCCCATCTGCGTACTTGGTCCACTTAACCTCTATGCGAGTGCCTATATCGGCCTCACTTTTGAAGGTGTTTATAGTAGGGGTAAAGTTTTTAATGCCTAGATACTGCGCTACTGCTATCTCTGCCCCTACCGCTTCTGAACACTCAGCTATATATTCATGGTAACTAATTGCCTTATTACCTCTGCTAGCATGATCTGGCTGGCCGTTAATTTCTACAATACGCCGGAAGCCGATAACGTGTGCTTCGACTTCCTGCGCGTGGTCCAGTATTACTTTTATACTGCGCGGCACTTCGAGCAGATCCATAGGACTACCTGCCTATCTGTCTCGTTGAGTATTTCTATACCTTTACCGCCTATAGGATCTTGTAAACTATTGCACTTATCGCACCATGCAGAGCTAGTTACAGACCTTAACTCACCGCCTTCTAACCGGGCAATTACGCCATCTCTTATGATTTCTACGTATCCCATTATTTAACCTCGCAACTAAAGGTTTTTTTACAATGTTTAATGTAGTATTTATTTCCGTCGCAGTCGGTTAAGGTATAAAGTAAATCGTCTTCAGGATCAATAGTAACCTCATGGACAATTATTGTTTTAGCACCCATCAAGTATTACCTAATAACATATCGTCAACATCTGCACCAGACTTAGGCGATACTGTAAAAGCAGGCTTGGCTGGCGGCACCCATTTACCATTGGCATTTAATTTATACCATTGTGAATCGCAGCTGCTAGCCTTACCCATAATGCAGGTATAGCCGTAGTAATCTCGCCCGTTTTTAGATCCTTGCTTTAAGGCCATAACGCCATGATTACAGATAGGTGCTTTTTCGATTTCACCAGAGCCTACGCTTTCTGCTATCTCGGCTAACTGTTGAGCTAGTGGCACTAAAGGCTTAGAGCCGGGCGCGTAATCAGACTTTATAGGCTCTTGGCTAAGGCGTTGCACCTTTTCCATATCCTCTTTAGTAGGCCGTTTATCTACGCCTAGTAGAAGCCCGGCGCATCTGCCGTAGCTGCTTGTAACACAGTTTTCTACCCAGAAATCTTTATTAACTCCACGATCAGATCTAAACTCATAAGCTACATCTACTGCAGCAGGGTTAAGGTCGCTAGCATCTCGATAGATTTCTGTTACTGCATATACATAACCTTTATCATGGTCGATCTTTAACTCCCTTATGTTAAATCTGTTCATAGGGTAATTATCGTGGACCCGTTTAATTCTTGAAGCAGCCCCTTCATAATCGTTTAGGTTAAACATTTTGAGCCGCCCTTTCTGCTGCTCTAGCTGCTCTTAACTTACGGCCTGTATCCATCTGATCTACTAAAGGCCAGACTGATCCATCTGCCATAGTAGAAATCTCTTCTCTATGGGCTTCGCAGTAGGCTCGCTCATTTTGCTTGCCTAAGTGAGTCTCAGAGATGCAGATTATTATGGCTTGCACCTTAGCTTTAGGGTGCCAGTCATCTCTTACCCTGCCCCATTGAGCCTTGCAATAGTCGCAGTAACGCCCTGCCGGTGCCTTAGTTATCATTAGACACCTTCTTACGCCACTTAGCAGAAGTTAACTGAGCCTCGCGTTTACCATCTTTGTAGCCGATGGAGTAGAAGTAACTCGCCACGCATATTGCGAGCATTAAATACACCGCATATTGTACATATTCCATTTTAGCCCTTACTACCGATAACCCGACGTTACCGATACTAGAAGGGTAAAGCCCTGCACCGACAGTGTGCAAGGACCGACACGCTAATCCTTGTGTAACATCATTTCGTAGAGGATCTCTACCTTTTCTTCAAGCCTAGTAACAGTGTCTTTAATCGAGCTGCCGCCATTTTCTTTAAGCTCTACTAGGTAATGCTTAACTAGCCACCGGATCGAGCTGATATAGGCCACAGTTATCGTGCATATTGCCACGAATATACCAGCCCAGTCCGAGGCGTTCATTTACTTAGTACGGCCAAACTCTTTAGCTGACGGATCTAGCCACTTTAACGCAGGCCCAATAAAGCCTGATAGCAGGGCATACGCCAGAGTTTTAGGATCTGTAGTACCTGCCATATAGAGCGCACCAGCCGAAGCTAGAGAAGCTCTAAGCCATGATAAAAACATAGGCTTATATTTCATGTTTTAGTCCTAACTTGGTAATTAACGCAGAGGCTTTCTCTGGCGTTAAATCTATTTCAAAATGCATTTCATCTTTTCTATTCTTGTAATCGCCGCCCCATTTTAGGCCATACTTTTTACATAGAGCCTGTATCAACACGATCTGCATAGGGTTAAATGTTCCAGAGTGTCCTAACAAATGCTTTGGCGCGTTTAAATCTATAGCTGTGCCAGAGCTGTGATTACTTAACTTATCTGCGCTACCTCTTATATTTCTAAATGCATAGCCCCAGCAGGCGAGAGCACCTACATCTATTGGCTCGACATGGGCGTGGAACTCTGCCGCGAAGGTTATTAGTAAAGGTGCGCAGGCTGCAGCGCAGCGTAATTTAATCTTACTGCCCGGCACTAGATAACTCTTAACATCTATCGCGGCTGGATCTTTAGAAGCTGTCCAGCCGTTATGAGAAGTAAGCACTAACTCAGTAATAACTTGGTTTCGTAGCTTATGCGTTTGTATAAGTTACGCTTACTTCGCCGCCATTAGCCATTAGGTTATATGGTTGCAATTCTACCCAGCCTTCGTTACAGCCTGAGAAGCCTACGCCGTTCATATTGCCGTTCATACAGATAATGTTGCTAGTAGTCCAGCCATCATCTGCACCTGATCCACCGGCTGACCAAGCTACAGAGCCTTGTAAGATGCATATTCCATCTTGATACCAGCGCATAGCGCAAGTGATATTTGTATCCTCTGGACCAAATCCTAAATTAGTGTTGCCACCTGCTGGTGCTGATGCTGCTGCGCCATTTGATGCCTGAACGCGTAGATCGTATTTTGTTTGATTAGATATATTAAACGATACTGGACCCATCTTATTTCTCCTTAGTTTATTGGTTTGTTATGAAAGCAGTAACTTGGCTTCATCTTCTGAAATACCAAGTTTGCTTAACAGTGCTGCTTTAGCAGTTGACTTCGCTTCGGCTTCGGCTTTTCTTGCTGCTACTTCAACCTCATCTATTTTTTGCTGATCTTTTTCGGCTTTGTTTAACTCACGCTGCACTACTTCGCCTGTTTCACAGTTCACTATTGTTTTCATATTTTATCTCCTAAGATATTCCATAAAGACGGATACTAGTATCAGTTGCATTACTTAAAGTAGAACTGCCATTTATCCTTACAATATCTAATGTTGTAATAGCAGTAGTGTCGTTAAATATTCCGTTAAAAGTCATATATTTGTTACTACTATCTGGACCATCTCTAAATGTAGTAAAACCCCAATAAGTTTTTAATTTTGTTGAAGAAGTGTAATTATCAATATAAAGATAACCTTTGCCAGAATTATATAAATTACCAACAGAATAACCACCTTGCGTAAATAATGGTGCATTTGAAGGTGCGGCTAAAGTAGTACCGCTGCCTTGTGCTTGCCAAATAGTACCATTATACGCACCTAGTCCAGCAGTATTGTAAATGCCAGCAGTTGAATTGTTATTTAATCTTAAATCCCAATCACCGCTAGTATTTTCTGATAAACCACTCCACACCAACATTAATTGTTTATGACTACCAAGTCCTGTAAATTGGTAACCTGTTGAAGAACTTAATATTTGTTCGGTAATTAAAGTCATGCCACCACCCGATGCAGGTGTAGTATATTTTAATCCTGTAGGCTCTGTGCTATCGGCTGTAAGGACTTGTCCGTTAGTGCCTACGGCTAGCCTTGCATCACTTGTACTAAATGTATAAACATCACCCTTTGTAGTTAATGGTGATACTGCGCCTGCTTGTATGTAATCATAGAATATAGATGCACCTGTAGCTGTGAAATATAAAATACCTGCATCATTTTGTGGCAGAATTAAACTGCCTGCTGTTGCTACTGTTGCAGTTCCAGCAGTTACAGTGCATGCGCCTGCGCCTCTATTTTGAATAAATACTGTGTCACCTGCTGCAAACAACGCTGTGTTAACAGTTATAGTTGTTGCACCTGCTGCGTTCATAGCAACAGTAGTACCTGCGTCTGCTGCAACTAATACGTAAGAGCTAGTCTTGGCAGTCGTATCACCGCCGCCAAGAGCTGTGGCCTGAAGGCTGGACATCTGCGCGGCCGTTAAAACTTGTCCAGTGGTAAAGGTTTGTTTAGCCATTATTCTCCTTAGTAACTGAGGACATTGTAATCCAATTGTCCGTATATGGTGTTATTTAAAATCAGCGCGTCGATAACTGGCTCTAGCGTAGTAAACACAGTTTTAAAGCTATTCGGCGTAATTGCGTAAGCCACCCCGAATATCTGTAATGTTTTCTCTAGGGTAGATCCGCCGGGCTGAGTAGTAATTACAGTAATCGGATCAAAGAAGTCTAAGTCTAAGGCTGCGATAATGCCGCTATTGTAATTATCTGTGTATAGGTCAAGCACTATGGAATCCACGCGGATACTTGTCTCAGCTCTACTAGCTACATAGGCCTGCGCGTAGTCGAGTGCTACTGGATCTGTCTGCATTAAAAGGTTATCTAAGAAGTAACTGTGTAAGAAGTATTTATCTATGCTGTCCTGATTTGATGCTATCTGCGCTGTGCCACCTGTCCTAGTTATTGTGGCTTTGTTAAATATAAGTACATCGTTAAGAATCCAGCTAGCGTTAAAGTAATCTATGCCTGTGCCATTATCTGCGAAAATTGTAGGAGTGCCGCCAATAGATCCTGCCGTAACGTCGCGATCTTGAAATACAAAGCTGCCAGAGGCATCTACATATAGCGCACCATATTCTGACGTACTAGCAGTAGTGAGAGCTTGTAGTGCTGTTCTGTTACTGCCCGGATCATTTTGCAGACTAGTTAACCCTGCATCTACATCGCGCATAGTTGCAGGCCAGTCGATTTCATCTAAGATCTGATTAACACGAGTGCCTGATAAGTCACCTGCAGTAGCACCTGTAACTGTGCTGATCTGTGCGACCTGCGCTAATCTGAGCGCATCTACAGCTTGTATTGTAGTAATTGCTAGATCTTCACCAGATTCTTCTGGGTAAGTCGTAACATAACTGGTAATAAATCCCTGAAAAATAGGATAAGTAACACTTGCATAGGTAGCAGTAATCTGTACTTTCTTCATCGGTGTTAATAAATTATAAAAAGGCCCCGTTACGTTCTGGGGATTGAAATTTCCTAACTGATCGACAATGCGTAAAGTAAGTGCGCCAGTCTGAAATTGATCTGATAGTGCAGTACGGCCTCGATTAGTTTCTATGCGATTAACTTGATCTGATACATCTACGATTACGGCTGCGGCATCGGCTAATATATTAGTGTCTAGTATGCCTGTATCTAAGATCATTGTTTGAGCAAAGCTAGGCCCAGTGCTAAAGTTAATTAGCGCGGTTATTACAGGTATTGCCATTAAGGTAATTGTCCTGCTGCGCTTGTGCTATAACCATTACGCCCTGCTGCCTGTATGCTTTCGGCTATTAGTTGTTCAAACTTATTGCCTGTTTGTGCTACATCTATAGTCAAACGCACATCTGCATAACTCATAGGTGTAGGCGTTAAGCCGGGTGCGTAGGCCTGCGCGTTGCTAATTGGTACTGTGTAATCTATATTGCCAATAGGACCAGATGGTGTAGGAAACATTGGTGCAGACGGCATAGCCGACCCCGGTGTATTAGTAGTACCAAATTGCTTGTTAATAGTTTCTATCTGTGCATTGATTCTATTTATTAAAGATCTAACCTGAATTAAAGCAAATTCTGTAAGGCTCTTACCAGCTGCTGCTGCCTCTGCTGCTAGTTTCTTTAGTGCTTCGGCTGCTTCCATTTCAGCTAGTAACTTTTTAGCTAGGGCATCGTTATTATCTAAGATGGCTAACTGTGCTTTAAGGCGTAACTTAGTTTCTTCATCTGTTGCTTGGTTAAGTGCGGCAGTTAAACCTATGCGCTCTAGATCAAACTTCTTACGCAATTCTTCTACGTTCTTATTCTCTATAGCGTTCTTTTTTAATAATGTGCTTAATTCTAAAGCCTTAGCCTTATTTAATTTATTTTCTAGTTTAAACTGTTGCCCAGATATACGCCCTGCGCTGCGCTGTTGATTAGCCGGTAATTCTGTAGTCCGAGCACCAGCACCAAGTCTAGTTAATGTATCTACTATTGAACCTTTATAGAGAAAACTTAATACCTTAGTTAATCCGGTGCTGCTTCCAATATCAGATAATTTAGATCCGAGTACGCCAAGTCCTACAATTAGATTAGATATAGCTGTAGCTAGTCCGTCTATCTGCTTAGTCGTATCGCTTATGCTGGTATTTTTACCTAACACAGTTAAAGCATCTAATAAGCCTTTACCTATAGTTTCTGCTGCATCGGCAGAAGCTACGCGAAGCAGCCCCATTTTTCCAGCATAGGTATCTAACCTAGCTGCTGCTTGACCTGTGAACTTGGCATTTAACTCTTCCATAATTTTATTCATATCGCCACTCTTTAATGTGGCCTTACTTATGCCTGCACCTAACCTGCTAAGTCCTGCTGTATTGCCTGAAAATCCACGTGTTAACGCCGCGCTAACTTCGGTAAGTGATTTACCTGTTGCCGCGCTTACATTTAATGCAACTTCTAAAGCATCTTGGCTTTTAGTAATTGAGCCGGTAGCCGTTAATAACTGCTGAAAGGCTGGCCTTAATTGGTCGTCTAATACGCCGTATAGATTCTGTAGGCCTGCAATATAATTTTCTATACCCGGTGCGCTAAAAGCGAAGCCTGTATTTTTAAGCTGTGTTTCTAAAGACTTAGCTGCTGCTTCATCTGCTGCGAAAGCCTGTATAGCCTTTTTACTATAATTTAATAAGGCTAGCGCACTAAAAGTTTTAAGAAAAGTAGCCTGTAGAGATTTAGTCTGCTTTTCAAATAGGGATACTTGCTTAGATGCTTTCTTTAAACCTTTATCATTAAAGGTAGATAAAATACTAAATAAAATATTAGCCATTTACTGCCTGCCTAATCTCGGTGCGCTTCTGAAATGTAGTAGCAGTTTTTTCTAAGGCTTTTAATATATGCCCCATAGCCTTACCCTGTTCTTCTGATGCAGCTCTGTAAATTAAGCGGCCTTTCTGTTTATATCCTCTGTTATTACCAGACATACCCTGTGGTCTAGCGTTTACTAAAGCCGGCATAGCGGCTATAAATTGTGCGCCTGCTCGCGGATTAAGTGAATGCGAAATTTCTTTATTATTTACATCTGCGTTAAGGCCTATAAAAGGTGCGCCGTCTGGATTTTTACGCCCTGCTGTTTCATAGATAGCACCGGGCGCACTTTGATTAGATACATAATTATTAGCAGACCAGCCTTTATTATTACGCTTATTCTTACCTGCGCTGTATTTAATTCCATCTACTACCTGCTGCTGATTATATTTAGGAAAAGTCCGATACCGACTAGGGCCAATTAATCCAGCCGATTTAGTCCAGCCTGATAACACTTTTGAATCTTCAGGTGCGTAGCCTCTAGCCTTATCCCTAATTGGGATCATAGCTGCGCGGATCTCGCCCTGTACTTCTTTTAATAAATCTTTGTCCACTAAACCTAGAGCTTTCTTCATCTCTTTAATGCCGCTTACGTTTACTGGCATTTCTGATCTCCTTAGCTCTATCGTTTAAAACCTGCACAATAGCCTTTAGCATTTCTGAGTCCATGTTAATAAACTCACTAGGCGCGATTCCAAGTTCAACGCTAAGACTTGCAATAGCGTAGAGCGTGGAATCACGCTGTACTATTTTTTTTCTTCGTCTAATACCTCTACAGTTTCTAAACTGTCTATAAACTCCACGCCGTAAAGAGGCACTGTTATGTTAGCTCTACGTAAACACTCCCAAGCAAGCCAGTAAATATCGCTTTGCTTTTCATCTTCGCGTAGAGCTTTACTTATACCCATGCCTCTTCGTAATTCAAATGCGTATTCAACTCCCGGCGTAATTTTGTGCTCTGTAACTTCGCCGTTAGCCCTTGTAATCTTTAGCTGTGCCATTATTACCCCTTATGAAGTCGCTACAGCTATTGTGCTGTTGCAAGTAAGCGTTAAACTTTGCATGCTCATATCAGCGACAGAGCCATTTACATTTTGCAAATTGTTAATTAAAACAGATGCAGTATATGAAGGGTTAGTAGCAGATACAGCAGCACTTGACTGCTTGACTACGCAAGTTACAGTAGTGCCGTATGTAGTACGTAATTTAGGAATTATTGTAGATGCAGCGTTATCATTGAGAAAGTCTAAAGTTATTGTACTTTGTTCTAACCCTTTTACATATTTGTGGCTGCTATCGCCCATTGCGGAAACTTCCAGCTCATCGAAGGACTGATTAACAGTACAGGCCGTAACATAAGTAGATATATCTAAACTGTCTAAAACTACTGATACGCCATTGTTTAAGAATATTGACATGATTTACTCCTTGTCTTTCTCTTTAGTAGGTGCAGGGGTTGGTACTGGTGTTTCTTGGATCTGGCCTATCTTTTTTAAGAAGGCTAAATTTTCTTCGTCTGTACTCATTTTAACTCCAACTCGTAAGGATATTGACTGTTAATTTACATATTAGAAGATCACCACTAGCCGCCGTAGTAATTGACGGCGCAGAGATACTACTAACGTTATAGACTAAACTGCTTGCATTTAGTAAGGTAAATACGGCTACGATAAAAGTCTCCATGCCTGCCAAGTTACCTTTATTATCGAAGGCCGGTACCGCTATCAGCAAATCAAAGTTAGCCATAGGTGAAATAGTTATTTGAGAATTATTACTAGGCGTAATATAAGGATCGCTAGGTATAACTGAAACTGAGTTTGCTAATAATTGAGGTGCAGGAAAAGCAAACGTACTCCAAATTCCAGCGTTAGTTAATGCAGTAGCTAGTGTTGTACGAAGCGTAGTTATCGGTGCAGGCATTAGCCGACCAAAGAAGAAGGGTTAGCATAAGGTTGTATAAGACCTCTGATTACATTTATTAATTGGTAACCAAGTCTATACGGCGAAGCTGATACTCCGTCCATACCATTAGTAGCCATTGAAGTCTGCCGGGCCTGCCAGATATTTACGCAGAGGATCATGCTAGCTTGACGGATAGCTGCAGTAGCCGCGTAACTGGCTGTTTTAGTGTCTGGCCCGGTCGCCGTACCATAAGGCAGCACACGATGGAAAGGATCATCGCTAGCTGTTTTAGAATATTGAATTACAGAATAACCTGTAGGAAAATTGTTAAATTGTAATTGTGTAAATAACGATGTGCCTATTGAAGCCGGTACTGTCGATCCGGGAAATGCGCCAGTTAAAGTATAAGTGCCATTGTAGGTTGAGCCTGCCGCAGCGATAGTTACGCTCTGCCCAATTACAAATATTCCGGGATTAGCTAACACTAAAGATGCTGTGTTACTACTTAGTGATGCGCCAATAACTGGTGCACTATCAAACCATAGATATTGATTTAATAAATCCTGAGCAGTTTGGCAGCACTCTTCTACAGTTGCATCTAGATATAAAGTTCCAATACCTAAATTATCTCTGAGCTCTTGCATCGTTGTATAAGTTGCGGCCACTAGCTAATCCTTTCTAATAGCTCTCTAGGGCTAAGGGCTACTAAGCCCTAGAGATTATTAATGTGTTTCTGTATTACGCAGTCATGTTGTAGCGTTGTAGGCCACC